CCCAAGCCACCTATGCCTTTGCTTATCAGACCGGCGATAAGCTGTTTGGTGATCGGGTCGGACAACATCTGCTGCGCGACGCCTGGCTGCTGCTGCGCTACTGGCGTTGGCTGTGCGCCAGGGTTGAACGACTGTATCAGCTTGTCCTGCGCGGCTTGTTTTCTCATTCGCTCTTCTTGCTGTTCAGCCGCTCTGTTTGCCATATATTTTTGACCAGCAGAAACTGCTGTCGACGCTAACATTGGTGCTAACCATGCAGGCATTTCTACCCCCGTCTTATCGTCTTGTTTTTACAGGTTTAATGCTTTGAGTACCATCTGGAAATGTTCTTATTTGAGTGCCTTGAGCATCGATACTTACTGTACTTCCATCAGCTAGTGTAATTACAGTATTGGTTCCGTCCATAGTCACGTCGGTAAGTTCTTCCTCATACGTTTCTGCTATTTCTTCTGCTGAAGGTACATTACTATCTATTAAATCAGACCTAGTATTTAGTGCGAGTTTTGGGTCTATATCGCTCAATAAATATGACGCTAAATTAGTCATCTGATTAGACAAGCTTGGATCTACCGCAGCTAGTGCTGCTGCAATTCGATCCATTTCCGCAGCTTGACCAGCGATGGTCTTCTGTGGCCGACCTTCTGTGCCAGTAGGCGGTGCAAGTTCACCCGTCAATCCAGCCGTACGCAGTCGGCTTTCCAGCGTCTCTGTTGTCATTGGCTTACCGGTTGACGGATCTATTGGCGCACCCTCTTCGCTAAACTGACCCGTCGCTCCGGCGCGTTGTAGCGCACGCTGGAGTGCCGATCCTTGCAGTTCGCTTTCCAGCGCCTGCGCCTGTAGTGTCTCAGTTGGGCCGCGTGCGCCCTCACGGTAGTAGTCGCCAGTGACGCCTGCTTCAGCCAGGCGTCGCTGGAGGTCTTGTGTGTCCAGCGCACTCGCCTGCGCCCTCTCAGCGGCTGTTTGACCGCCTCTGAACTGACCCGTCAGACCAGCCTCAGTCGCCTCGCGTGCCAGGCGCTGACCTTCTAAGCCTTCCAGCGCCTGCATACCACCCAGCGTCTCTATCGGTCCTCCTGCGCCAGCGACCTTACCAAAGAGTTGTGCCTCCTGCGCTCGTTGCGCTCTCTCGTCAGCCGACATCGCCAACTCCTCCTGCAAATCGAACTGACGACCGCCTAATGTTTCTATATCGCCGCCTCGACCGGCTACTCGACCAAAAAGCGCCGCCTCTTGCGCTTGCTGCGCTCTCTCGTCAGCAGTTGCTGCCAAGGCACGTCGCTGGGCCGCATCCAGCCCTGCCATCGTGCTGCGTGCCGGTGCCGACCCTATGCCGCCGACCTCACCAAACAAGCCAGCCTCCTGACCGATCTGAGCGCGTACATCAGCGGCCTGCGCCAGTTCGCGCTGCGCCCTACTCGCTGCCAGTTGCTCTTCCAGTGACCGTCCTGCCATCGTAGCCCGTGCCGGTGCGCTGCCCATGCCGCTTATTTCACCAAACAATCCAGCTTCTTGAGATATATCAGCACGGCGTTCTGCGCCACCTAACGCCGCACGTTGCGCTCGACTAGCCGCACGTTGCTCGGCTGCGCCAAGCCCTGCCATCGTGCGCCGCGCTGGGGCGCTACCTGTGCCAGCTACCTCACCAAACAATCCAGCCTCCTGCGCTATGTCTGCACGGCGCTCACCGCCAACCAATGCCTCGCGCTGCGCTGCTTCTGTAGCTAATCCGCTTGTAGTTTGCCGTCCTGCCATCGTCTGACGCGCTGGGGCCGAACCCATGCCAGCTACCTCGCCAAAAAGACCGGCTTCCTGTGCAATATCTGCACGTCGTTCGGCACCACCGATAGCGCCGCGCTGCGTTGCTGTCGTTGCCAGGCGGTCACGCAGTTCGCGCTCTGCCATCGTGTCGGCCCCCTCAAAGCGGCCCGTGACACCAGCGCGTTGCAAGTCGCGCCCTAGCTGACGGCCCATCACATCCTGCTCACCTAACCGCTCCTGCAAGCTCATGCCTCGTCCTGCCAAGCCCATCTGCGACCGCGCCTGATCAAAGCCCAGCGCATCGCGCAAATCTTGCTGCTGGCGTTGGGCTGCTGCCGCTTCCAGCGCCAGGCGGTTGCGACCCTGACCTTCTCGCATCTGCATCAGCACGTTAGCGGTGTCACCGCCGCCCCGTAAAACGCCGTAGCGCGACAACTGCTCGATGGTCGCCTGCTCCTCTTGGCGCTGGCGCTCTTGCAGGTCGGCCAACTGCGAGGCTAAGATCGGGTCGTCAGCGCCGCCTATCCGGTCCATATACTGCCGGTCAAGAGCTTCTTGGATGCTGGTAGGTGCTGCCGTCGACTCAACAGCCACCGTCGGGTCAGGCCGGTCTGGTAGGTAGGGGGCTAGCCCAGGTTGCTCCACCTCTGGTTTGTCGTCTAAACCAGCAATTAAATCTCGATACGTCGGCAAGTCGTCAGGTAGGTAAGGGTCCAAACCAGGCTGTTGTGGCCTGTCGTCAATATACGGAGCAAGCCCAGGTTGCTGGGGTTCTAGCGCACTATCGAGGTAGGGGTCCAAGCCAGGCTGTCTATCACGTCGCAGATACGTATCTAGCCCAGGTTGCTGGGGTGATGGCGTGTCAACGACAGGATCGAGGTAGGGGTCTAAACCAGGCTGACGTAGCCGCTCTTCTAGCATCTGATCATACGTTGCCAGGCCTGGCTGTTGTGGCTCTACGGTCGGCGCTTCGTACGTTGCCAACCCAGGCTGCTGGGGGGTGGTAATAGGCGGCGTGTCGCCCAACCCAGGCTGTTGGAGCAAATTGCTAGTGTCAGGCAATGCAAGAGGATCATACGTCGCCAGCCCTGGCTGCTGCGGTGGCAACGTTTCTTCCAGGTATGGATCAAGCCCAGGCTGCTGATCGCTACCTCTTTGCAGTATCGAATCCGGCGTATACGGTTCATACGTTGCCAATCCAGGCTGCTGGGGGGTGGTAGTAGGAGTATCGTACGTTGCCAATCCAGGCTGCTGGGGTTGGGTAGTTGGAGTATCGTACGTTGCCAATCCAGGCTGCTGGGGGGTGGTAGTAGGAGTATCGTACGTTGCCAATCCAGGTTGCTGGGGGGTGGTAGCTGGAGTATCAGCCAACCCAGGCTGCATCGGTCTACTAATAGATGGAGTATCAGCTAACCCAGGCTGGGCTGGGGTGGTAGGGGCAGCAGTGACGTTTAACCCAGGCTGCTGGGGGGTGGTAGCTGGAGTATCAGCCAACCCAGGCTGTATGGGTCTTGTAGACGGCGTCGGCGTAAACGGTACGTCTTCTAGGTGTGGTTTCAGTTGCGGCGATACCTCAGTGCTACGGCCCCCAGGAGTAACTAAATCGTTAAACCCAGGTTGCTGGGGCGGCGGTGGTGGTGGCGGTGGCGGTGGAGGCGCGACGTTTAACCCTGGTTGCTGGGGCGCAGCAGTAGGTGCAGCAGTAACATTTAGCCCTGGCTGCATTGGCCTACTGATGGGCGGCGTATCGCCTAAACCTGGCTGGACTGGTGCTAGCGCCTGCATTAACGGGTCGACCGATGGATTGGTAGCTAACCCAGGCTGTTGTGGTTTAGCCTTCTTCTTTTGCCAACTCATCTGCGACGACATTTGCCGTTGTTGTACTGGTTGTCGGCGCACTACCGACCTGCCGCTGCTACCATTCTGACGATTCCGCTGATTACTAATTGCCATTATTCAAGTCCTGTTCTTCGATGCCTGGTCCGACCTATGGGCTTATACATGAGGCTGGTGCGCCGGATGGTGAACGTCTCGTCGTCGACGAAGTTGGAAAAGCGTAGCATGGTGCGCGGATCATAGCCAAAGAGGTCAGTGTCGCCCGTGAGCGTCGACAACTCCGGTTGCAGCGTCGACGTATCGAGGACAAACGTCGAGTCGAGCAGTGCAAAAGAAGCGGTGCTGCCGGTATGCTCCATCGTCAGCGTCTCGACATTGGCGACGATACCAGCCGCTTTTTGCTGCACCGCTACGTCGTAGTCGCCCTGGTTGTCGAAAAGCGTCCTGGCGTAGAGCCAGCGGCACTCAACGCTGTCGCCCAAGGGTGCTATGTTGCCCGTCTCAAAATAGCCTTTGATCAGATCGCCATCGTCGTTATTGCCCGTCTCATGGCTCATTATATAGCCGTCAAAGTCGCCAGCGTGCGGCAGATCGTCGATGAGGGCGGCGCTGTCACGGGTGAAATTATCGTAGGGGCCAAACCAGCAGTCGAGGCGCGTCGAGTAGACGACGACCGAATCCATCGCAGACTGACCGGCTCCGTGCGGCAAGAAGAACCAGACCTCTTCCTTGTTGGGGTAATAGAGCGCGAAAGAGTAGGCTAGTCGTGCGGTGTTGACGTCGTTCCAGTAGCGGTCATCGAGCGCAAAGCTCATCTTCTCGACCTGGGTGCCACCTGCCCACTGGTAGATACCATCCTCACGCACAAAGAGTTGGCGCTGGCCTGGTATGTTGACGATGCTGCGACCGGCAATAGTACCCTGCTGGGTCTGCTGCTGCTGCTGGAACGGTATCGTTGAGTTGCCCGTCGGCGTCAGGGTGTGGATGCCTTGCTCGGTATGTACAGCTAGCGCGTTGCCAAAAGGCGACAGGCCATGTACCTCATAGCCGAACTGGTGGTAGTTAGTAGCACCCCAAGTCGTTATATCGCCAGCATCAGACCGCCAGACACGGTCGTTATTGCTGTTCTCGTTGCCTAGCCAAAGCCTGTTTTCCCAGAAGGCGATCCAGGTAGGCTTAGTGAAGCGACTGTCGTCATCGAGGGTGCCAGCGTTGTTGGTGCCGCCAGCCCAGGTGATGCCGTCGGTGTCGACGCCGTTGACTGCTACGAGCGTGTCGCCAGCCAGCACCCAGTTCCATACGTTGTCGTCGCCAGCGGTTATCGTGACACTGCCGGTGCGGTCGGTGGCAGTGCCGCCGGTCACGTCGTAGAACTTGTTGCCAGCGATGACAAAGACTTTTTCGGTACCGGCCAGCACCAGTTGCCCCAGCGCCGTGACGGTAGCGCCGGAGTTCAATGCACTGGCGTTATACTTGGCGTATCCTTTGCGCTTCTTGACCTCACCGGCCTGACCGACGGTGCAGTTAGCCATGTCGTACAAGCCCTCCGGCCCTATCTCCTCGGCTGGTAGGCTGTAGTTAACGCCTGCTCTCCACGGACCCAGGCGTAGGCTCTCCGCAGCGATAGGCATTAGGAGAGACTTCCTTCTTGCGGATAATAGCTGAACTGACCCGATGCACGGTCGTCAGAGCGGCGCATACGATACGTCCTGTTGCCCTGGACGTTGGCGTTCTGGCGGCTGGCGACGGCTATGACGCGTTCCATCTCGCGCTGGTCAGCCATAGCCCCCTCGTCGTCGCCCTTTTCCTGCTTGTAGAGCGCGGCGATACCGTAGACCAGTGCTGGCTGTATGATCGGGCTGTAGTACCCGTCGAGGCTGCTATTGTCATTGGCTTCGACGAAGTCCGGCACCAGCCTGTAATATCTATAGGCTATGGTGTCGGTCGAGTCGGGCTTAGGATAGAGCGATACCTGGACGTAGCCGGAGCTATCGACGCCATCGATGACGGCCCAGCGAGGGTCGCCGCTGATAGAGTGGTCAGGATCAGCCGCATCTAGGTCTTGCGTCGACATGATGATGATGACGTGGTTCTCGGTCGTATTGCGAAACGAGAGCGGTGTTGCTGCGTCGGAGGCGAGGCTGTACGTCTGCGTGCCGTTAGTGGTATTAAAAGTCGACGACTTGAACATCCAGTTCCACTTTTCGCGGTTTTGGATGTCTTTGCCGACCATGTTGAGGTAGGACCGCGCACCGTCCTTGAACGTCGAGGCTGACGTGTTAAGGCCCACGCGACGTAACGCCGCCTGCATCACTTCGATATTGGTCATATCAGGTTAGCCCAGCCTCCATTTTCGTAGCCCTGGAATTTGTTGTCGGTGCTGTTGTAGATGATCATGCCGTTGACGGCGGTCAGCGCATTGCGCTGGGTCGTCGTCAGGCGCGGCAAGGTAAACGACGTGGCGTACGCACCGGTATCGGCCTGGACATCACCTATCAGCGCCGTGTCGCCAAAAAAGCTACCGGCGTTGAGTTGGGCGACCGACTCAGTCATGGCTACATATGAGCTTCGACCGACATATGATCGAGGTCATACTCGGAGAGGTTATC